GAAGTATAAATAATGCCGCAGGCGACGGTACTCCCGCTACTCAAGCAATTGGAAATGGAACTACAGTAACCATTGATTTTTCATTAGGTTCTTCTGGGTCGGACGTATCACAAGATACTGGAACGGTATCTTCTACTACAGTTGGCACTGACGCTGACTTTGCAAATGACCAGATAAGAATATACGACAAAGGTTTTTATTTTGTTTCTTGTAACATATGCATAAAACAAGCGGCTACGGCAAACATTACTTGGACTGCAATGGTTTCTACTGATAACACAGGAGGAAGCACTACTGACTCTCCTGCTTTAAAAGGAATTGAATACATTACTAATGCTAACGATGTTGCTAATTTTAACATGAGCGGCATTATAGATTGCACTGGACACACAACGTACACTGATGTCTATGCAAGAATAAAACATAACAACGGAAGTAGCCAAAACATTTATTTAAACTATGGTCAATTGTCTGTTCTTAGGATTGGATAATGGGACTCTATGCTACTGCCTTATCTAATGGCCCCCCAGTATCAAGGGATGCTAGTGCAGATGCTTCTTTAGTTTCTGAACTTCAAGCAAGAATAGAAAACCAAAGAAGTTTAATAAACATAGTACCCGGAGAAGGCTCTGTTCTAGGAGTTTGGGTTTACTCTGGAGATATATACGCCTTTAGGAACAAAGCAGGGGGCGCTACTACTGGCATGTATAGGTCTTCTTCTACTGGTTGGCTAGAGGTTGGATTAGGCAATGCGTTAAATTTTGACACTACTACAACAAATGGCGAACTAGTTGTTGGCGCTTCAATATCTGGCGCTACTAGCGGAGCAACAGCAACTGTCAAAGGAGTCAGTTATTACGGTAACTGGGATACTGGAGCAAAAGGCTGTGTAGTAGTAGATTCTATTACTGGAGTGTTTCAAGACAACGAAGAAATACAAATGTCTACTATTGCTTTTGATGGTGGCATTACAGAAATAAAAGAAAATGATTCAATAGTTGGTTCTTCTTCTGGAAGCACGGCTACAGTCAAGAAAGTTACTATAACTAGTGGCGCATATTCTAGTGATGATGCGGTAGGTTTTCTTTCTATTGTTAGTGCTTCGGGTTCTTGGACTGACAATGAAGAGATACAAGTAAGCGGTGTAAAACGCGCTTTAGTAAACGGCGCATCAGAACCATCTACTGTTACCGTTGCAAAAACAGATGGCGAATTGTATGAGCAAACCATAGAACCAAATGGTTCCTACAAATTTGTAAACTTTAATTTTGTAGGCGAAGAAAGTTTAGAAAAAATGTATGGTGCTAGTGGAGTTGGCAATGCATTTGAGTGGGACGGTACTACCTTTATAAAAATAAAAACAGGTATGACTACGGACACTCCTGAAAATGTAATTGTATTTAAAAACCATCTTTTTTTGTCTTATCCAAAAGGTTCTTTACAAAACTCATCTCTTGGCTTGCCAACTACTTGGAGTACCACGCTAGGTGCTTCTGAAATTGTAGTGGGCGACAACATAACAGGCATGTCTGTAGAAACAAAAGACTCACTTGCTGTGTTTGGAAGAAACAACACGTTTATTCTTTACGGAACTTCTAGAAGTGACTGGAACCTAACTCAGTTTTATACTGGAACGGGGGCGGTAAAGAATACAGTAGAAAAAATACAAACAACTATATTTTTAGATGACAGAGGCATTGTTTCTTTAGGCTCCACTCTTAACTACGGAGACTTTAAACAAGCAGTTATATCAGAAAAAATTGATCCTCTTGTACAGAAATACAAAAACAGAGTTGTTACTTCATTAAGAGTAAGAGACAAGAATCAATACAGGCTTTACTTTAATGATAAGACTGGCATTGCTATGACTTTTATAAACGGTAAGAACATGGGTATGTTGCCGTTTAGTTTAAATGATCAAATTGTTTGCGCTGTTTCTGGCGAAGATTCTAATGGAGATGAAGTTCTTTATGGAGGATTTGATGATGGGTACATTAGGAAAATAGACTCAGGAACATCTCTTGATGGTCAAACAGTTCAATCTTTTGTGCGGCTTGCTTACCATCATTACGGTACTCCACAAAGAAAGAAAAGATTTAGAGAAATATTACTAGAGTTGAACGCTGATACTAACACAACCCTTACCATACAACCAGAGTACAACTATGGTGATGGCACTGTGCCTACTACATCTGACTACACCATATCTGTTACTAACGATGAGTGGACTGTAGATGATGTTTATAGCGACACTTTAGGTGTTGCTGTTGTTGATAAAGCAAGGGCAAGAATAAATGGTGTTGGAGAAACAATGGGAATAATTATTAAAAATGAATCTATATACGACAAGCCAGTTACATTGCAAGGTGCTGTTGTTCAGTATTCATCAAGAGGATTAAAGAGATGACAGATTCTTCAGATTTTGCCGCACAAAGACAAAAAGAAATTGATGAGGCAAATAAAAATCCTCGCTCTGCTAACTTTACCACTCCCTCTGGCGCTCAAGGAGTAACTAATCCTAAGTTTGCACAATACGCAGAACGATACCCTGATTTAAAAGCAGACTACGAAAAAAATTGGAAAGCAAAAGGAGTTAGTCTTGCTGAGTATGGGGCTTCTCATTATTCAAGTTATGGTAAAAATGAAGGTCGTTTGTTATCTGGCCCTGCAAAAAAAGAATCTTCTGGGCCGCCAAGTTCTGGGTTTAGACAAACAACAACAGCAACACCAGCACCAGTACAAGCACCGCCAGAAATTGCATACGAAGGGCCAGCGCCTCCAGACCTTAGTAATTTTGACCCTACTCCTGTTGGAATATCAGCAGTAGAGCCTTTGTTGTCTGAAGTTGTTACGGAGGGGCCAAGATCAGAAGTTGTTGCAAACAGAGTTGCTTCTTTAGTTGACACAAACAGTCCTGTGTTTAGGGCGGCGGCAGGGCAAGCAATGAGAGCAATGAATGCCAGAGGTCTTGCAAACTCTAGTATGGCTCAAGAAGCAGTAATGGATGCTGTTTTAAAAGTTGCTGTTCCTATTGCTATGGCTGATGCACAAACTTTTAGCAGACAAAGAATGCTAAACCAAGGAACTAGCAATGAGTTTCGTGCCGCGCAAAACGCTTCCTTTTACGGACAGATGGAGGCTAGGCTATCAGGCGCAATTAACGAAACTTTGCAACACATTGCAGGTGGGTATTCCCTTACTCAGGCAAAGATAAACGATGTTACAAAAAGATATGTTGCAGATTTAAGTGCTGACACAACCAGATTTACTGCCATGTTAAGTGCTGACACTCAAAAATATGTTGCAGACCTTCAATACTCTCTTGGGATGGAAGGCATACAAGTAGATGCGGCAAATATAATGGGTTCTATTAATGATAATTTAGATGCTACTTCTTACATATGGGATATGATTTTTGGAGACAATGTTAATCCGGCAGATTGGGCAGAAACTTGGGTTGATTCTTTTGAGCCATTAACGGGCAGTCAATGATAAGAACTGCTAAAAATAAAGATATAAAACAAATATCAAATGTTGTAAAAGAAGCACACAAATTATCAATTTCAAATACAGTTCCATTAGACGAGAAGACTCTAGAAAAGAATCTTCAGATATGTATCTTATCAAGAGAACATTTAGTTAACGTTGTTGATCTTGGAACAATAGAAGGTGTGTTCATAGGAGTGACCAACCAACTATGGTACTCCAGAAAAAAACAAGCGGCTGATCTTTTCTTTTACGTTACTAAAGATGGTAAAGGTTGGGGGGCTTCTTTGTTAAGAAGGTATATCCAATGGGCTAGGATGAATCCGGGCGTTGCTGAAATAAGCATGGGAGTTAGTTCTGGCATTGGTGATATAGAGCGAACATGTAAGTTATACGAAAGAATGGGAGCGGTAAGGACAGGCAATAACTTTGTCTTGCCAAAGGAGAAATAAATGGGAAGTGTAGTTAAATCTATAGGAAAAGTATTTAAGAAAATAGGCCGCGCTATTAAAAAAGTTGCTCCTTTGATTCTTGTTGCCGCCGCCGCTTACGTAGGATACGGATACGCTACAGGCTTTACTGGGGGTGGTTGGCCCAGAATAACTCAGTGGGGTAAGTCTTTAATGAGCGGCATAAGGGGAGGCAACACAATCTCCCAAGCCGCATCTCAGGCAAGCCAGTCATTTGGACAGGTTGCTTCAAATGTTGCTCCTACAAGTGTTCCTATGGACCCCGGTATGGGGCCGGGAGGAGCCAGTGAGTTTGCTTCTCAAGGTTTGTTAGGTGCAAGCCAACCCGGATTTCTTGAAAGAGCAGGAACTGCTGTTCTAGATACGCTTGTTCCTCCTGCGGGAGCATCTGATAGCCCTTACACAGCGGTTCAGGGCTTAGAAGAAATGTTTAAGGTTGATCCTGAAAACAACCCAAGTCTTTTGGAATATTTATCACAGATTGGGTCAGACACTGCGCCTATGCCGTCAGGGTTATCAGCAATTGATCAAGGTCTGACAGCAAGAGACATAAGAGGAAGGCCACCATCACTTTACGAGGCTCTGTTTAATCCCGCCGAAGAACAACTTGTTCAAGCACAGGCATCTGGAGGAGTTCCTTTAGCAAACCCTAACGCATACGTAGACGTTGGTTTAGGAGCAGATTATCAGCAAGCAACATCAACGTTAGACCCAATAGTAGTCAATGAATATTCATCAGGTGGTAGTAATGTAACAACAGATGTAGCAACAGGTGCGGCAACAAACAATCCTGCTAGTACTCCTAACATGAGGACGTTCACATCAACAGGATTTTCCGATATTAGAACTTTACCTAATCAGACCTTGTTTAACAAAGGTAACATGGTAGCAAAAGCCTCTAACACTTGGAGAAATATCGCAGGTCTTGCGGGTGACAAAATAAAAGAGGCGGCGGCATGGTATAAAAATTTGTGGGCAAGTGATCCACTAGTAGCAATGTATGGTACTCAAAAAATAGCAGAAATGATGCTTACATTTCTTGACAAAAGCGCAGAAAAAGAAGCCGAAGCAAAAGCCGCTGTAGCAGGATTTCCTCGTAGGTCTTTTAGTGATGTTATGAAAAGCAATAGAGCGGCAAGGAGAAGGGGCGCTAGTCATACGGGAGGGTTATTGGCATGATAGGGCAAGGAAACACTCAACCCGCAACTGAAGAAGAAAAACAACAGGCGCAAATTATTATGCAAAATATTGAACAATATTTTGAAGATGAAAAAGCCTACCAGAATATAGTAGAAAAAATTAGTCAAGGTGGCGATGACCCTGCACCCATGATAGGCGCTGTTGTTGGTCAGTTGCTACATTTTCAAATGGTTTCTGCAAGAGGGGCAGGGGTAGAAATATCTAGGGACATTCTTATTCCTATTGCCGCTGAAGTTGTAAACGCTATTATAGAAATAGCGGTAACAGAAGGGCTTATTACTATTCAAGATGAGTCTCAACTTGAGCAGATACAAGGAGATGCAATGATATCTGCTGTTGATGCTTACATGACTCTTGGAGATAACGGAGTTAACCAAGAAAACGCCGCACAGTTTACTCAGAATGCTATGCAAGGTGGTATGGATGATCCGCAAGCCCAACAAGGAATGATCAATAACATGGTTGGAGGTGCGATATGAGTACAGCAGGCAGATTACTAAGTGCGCTTCAAGGCCCCGGCAACGATTTAATTACAGGTTTGTTAGGAGTTCGTGAGCAGGCCAAAGCAACCGATCTAGAGAATAGAAAGTTTAACCTTTTGTTAGCACAAGCACAGTCTGAAGCAAATGCTTCATCTCGTAAGTTAACTTCTGAAGCACTTGGTACTCAATACAAAGCCGCTCAAGAGTTTTACAACACTTTAATGGCAAGTGATGATAAATCTTCTAATGAGTTTAAAGTTTTTGCGGATCGTGCTTGGTCTAACCTTAAAGAAATTGAAAACACATACAATAAATTTCATGGAATTTCAACTCTTCCTCAATTAAGTGCAATGAAAATTTTTCAACATGAGATATCTATTCTTCCAGAAGGAAAGGCATCTTGGAATGATTCTCTTCTTGAGGCCATGAAAAGAAAGCCTCAATATGCAGATGTGCAAGAAGATGTGTGGAAAGGAGTTGAAGTGATATGGAAAGCAAGCCAACCTAAAGCAAAAGAGTCTGATAAAAAAGCCGCAGATAATTTCTTGCAATCGGAAGACATTATGCCATTTTTGCCTAACCCAGAAGGCAAAACGCTTGATGAATTAATACCTTCAGTAGAAGACCTTAAAAAGTTTGAAGAGGGAGGAACGCTTTTAGAAAGGTTTGGAGAATTTCTTGTTCCTTCAGCAGGCGCGGCAGAAATTCCAACAGGAGAAACATCACAGTTAATTCCAAACAGTGCTGTTCAAGAACTCCAAAGTTTAGACCAAAAATCTATTGGCACTGGTACTGGAGGCATGTTGTCTTTTAATAGGGAAGATATTCTTGGGATGCCGAAAACAGTAGATCAAGTGGAACAATTTCTTAGGCAATATCAAACATATTTAGCAGAGTTTGGAGAAGACCAAGCAGAAGAATTATTGGAAGCACAGTTCCAAACTTTAGACCCATTAGCACAAGAAGAAATTTTAAAAATACTATCTCCAGATGAAACTCCGATTGAGACTCCTACGAGTCAGATTCCGGCAAGGTTTTTGAGAGATTTATCGGATACTTTTAAATACATGATAACAGGTAATCCTTATGAAGAGGGGATGTTCGGTAGTCAAAAGCGTAGACATTATGGGCCTAAATTTTAATTAAAAAATAGTCTGAAGCCTTTGCCTAAGACTAAGAGAGAGAACTATGGTTGAATACTACAGAGAAGGTGCGCCTGTAGGCCAAGAAGCGCCTACAGATACAAGAACCGCAGAAGAAATACTTTTACAAAGTCCCGGTATTCAAGCAGGTCAAGCAATACATACGCTTTTGCCTCCTGAAAGAAGCGATGCAAGCCTAGCCTTTTCTAAAGGTAAACGACTTTTATCAGGCTCTGCTGAAGTAACCTTCAAAGGATTTACAGGGGAGTTCTTAAAACAACTTGGGCTAGAAGAAGCGGGTCAAACTTGGTTAAGTGATGCTTACATGTCCGGCATCCTTATGGGTATGGATGTCAACGAAATTGACGAGCAACTTAAAGGCCCTAAAAATCTAGGCGAGATTGAAGATTGGAAAGGCGCTATTGCTTGGGGTGTTAATGCAGTAGCAGAACAAGTACCTAACCTTGTAACCACATTTGCTCCTGCTATTGTGGGAACTTTGCTAACAAGAAATCCTATGATGTTTGCAGGCAGAGCAGGCTCTATAGGGAAAGGAGTTACCTACGTAGGAACATTAGGGACAATAGACTTCCTTAATACCGCTGAAGTCTACACTGACTTACTCATGGAAACTACTCAAAGCAGACCCGCTGTTGCGGCGGCTACTGGAACCTTGATGAGTTCGTTAGATATGCTTGTTCCTTTTGCAGTTATAAAAAGAATGGGCAAAGGCCCAGATTTTTCAAGTTGGCTTGGCAAAAAACTTAAAGACCCCAAAAGCAGACTCGCGGTTGGTCTTGGTACGGCTATAGGCACTGGTGTTAGTGAAGGCACTTTTGAATATGTCCAAACCATGATGGAAGGCGCGGCCCTCAACTACGTTCAGGAGAAAGACATTCTCACTGAATATTCAGAAGCCCAAAGAGAAGAGCAACTAGAAGCAGGTGCTAGGGGCGCTCTTATTGGAACCCTCCTTGGTATACCAGTATCCTACTCTGGCAGATCAGCCAGAAAAAAAGCAAAAGACTACACACAAAACATAATTGATAAAACTCAACAGAGTATTGTCGAATCTAACGAGGCGCTAAACGCCCAAGATCAGGTTGATTTTAACAGTAGGAATTTACCTGTTCCTATTGCAGGCACTGCACAAGGATTACTTGGAGAGTTTAATAACGCAAAAACTATCGAGCAGTTAGACTTAAGTTTGCCACAACCTGAATCGGCAGAAAGTATTTTTGAAGAAGATATTTCTCAGCCAGAATACATGCAATATGTAAGAACAGGAGAGATTGCACCACAACGCCTGTATCGTATAGCAAGAAAAATTTCAAGGAATGAAGAACTAAGTCCTATTGAACTTTCTATTTACGGCGGCAATAGACCTCAGATAGAAAGTGTTCTGGTAGACATTCAGAATAAAAATAGGCAAGAAAAAATATTAAAGCAAGCAATTGCTAAAACTAAAGCAGGTAACATTGCCGCAATACTAAACAGAGATAGCGTGTCCATTCCAGAACTGGATACGTTGGCTAGGCTTGGTAGCCCTTCTCAAATTGCACAAGAGGAAGGACAAAAACGCCAACTGTTTAGAAGGATGACAGGCCCGCAAAGGCTTCCTGCTCCTGACGCTCCTGTAGATAGAAGTGAACCACTTACAGGGCCACCTGTTGTTGAGAGAGGGCAAACAGGTGTTAGGAGAGTGCCAACAGAAACAACTCAAGATATTTTATCTGATCTTGAGTATGGGCCTAAAGGAAAACAGACTGCCAGAACCAAGATGACTGCACTTGGTTGGAATGTTACTGGGGAAACTCCTGCTATAAACAAAACTGCTAGGAAGGAGCCTGCTTTTGAAGGAGACACAGATTTAACAAGAACAATTAAAAAGACAAAGGCAGGGCCTTACGACTTTACATATATATATGAAACAGAAAATCATATCCTAAAAAAAGAGGATGGCCTTAAAAAATCTTTCTGGGAAATTACTGATAAAAAAACTGGCAAGGTAATTGACCGCGCTTTTGGCGAGGGAGGAATGAAGTTTCTTGCTGAAAAATATGAAAGCAGGCCTGTTGATGTTGTACAAAAAAGAGAACGAGAAGAGCAACAAAGGGAAGTTGTAGGCATTTCATTTGAGCAGGCTATGTCTGAGAAAGGGCTTCTTGAGGTAGGAAAAGGGGATCAGGTAAGGTTCTACCGAAGAAATCCAGAAACTGGTAAGTGGTACTACCCAGACAATACCATATATTTACTACTGGAAAAGCCTACTGCTAAAGTTCCAAAGAACTTAAAAGGAAAGCAGTTCACTGTAAATTCTCCGATATACGTTACTTACAAACTAAGAAATCTTTCTACGAATGAGGAAGGAACGGCGACGATACCTCCTACAGAAGAAAACGTTAGGCTAGTTTTACGTCAGCAAGGCGCTTGGAAATATCCTAAATTTTTTGGTGAGCCAGTAACAGAGATAGAGGCCTTAGTTGAAGAAGCAGGCGATGATCTTTCAACTGAGTTAACCGAAGCAGATTTAGCCAGTCTTCCAAAGAAGGACAGGGAACGACTTGCCGAAACAATAACAGTAGACGATTTACAGAAATACACTGACGAAGGAAGAAAGCAAGAGACACTTCAAAGAATTTCTGAATTCTACGATAGGCTAGAAAATGATATAGCATTTAGAGAAGAAATTGAAGATGCTATTACTAGGGTTAGTATAACAAGGCAGGCTCTTGAGGCTACCGGAGAGAAAAGGTACAGGCCATTTGCTAAACGAGAAGCAAAAATCCAGACAGCATTTCCTGCTGTTGGCGACAACCTTAACCTGTTATCTAAAAGTAGCATGGAGGCTGTTGAAGAATGGATAGACAATTCGTTTACGGTTTACATTCGCAAAAACGAATTACCTTCCGCAACAAAAAGCGCAGAAGAAGAAAGAGCCGCAACAAAAGATTTACAGAATGTCGATGTAAACAAACTGGTTGCTAAAGGAGAAGCGGATAGGCAATCCACTGATCTTGAAGAGGGAATTGATGAAGCAGGCCCTGCTAAAACTCCTGAAGAAGCAGAAAGAAAAGCAGAAGAAGCAGGTGAAATTGCAAGAATAACTGAACAGCAGTTTAGAGATGATGTCTATGTAAAAAAGACTTACAAGACAGATGAGACTCTTTATGAAGTATTTGGAAAAACGGACGCTGAAGTAACCAAAATAAGGGCCGCAGTTAAAAGGGCTATAACTGGCAGATTAGACAGAAGGCAAAAGGGTAAAGTCAGGTTTATTAAAAAACCTGAAACAGAGAGGGATGACGTACAAATAGATACTCTAGACCCCGAAACTGGTGAAAGGCCAACACCTGAAACAACCAGAGTAAAGGTTCGCCCTTCAGTAGCAAAAGAGAAAGGGCTAGAGGAAGGTGTTTTCTATCCTTGGGAAGACATTGGCACAGTGCCTCAATGGAACACTGCCAAGGGTGATCTCAGTAATGCCTACCTTAAGGTGGCAGGCCAGTTGGTTCTTAAGACTGACATCATTGGAGTAGAGCAACGAGCGCCTACCAAACAACTAAGACAGGCTAACTTTATAGAGGTTGTAACTCCAGACACGATACCTAATCCAGAAACAGTTGACAAAGTATTTGTTGACAGAAGGACTGGGGTGACTGTAGTAAAAAGAAAAAAGGATGAGGACGTAGAGTTCGATCCTGCAATGTTGTCTCCTATTTCTGATGTCGAAGTGTACATTACCTTTACCAATAAGCAGGAGCATGAGGCAAAAGTAGAAGCCCTTAGAGATGCTCTGATGCCAATGGCTAGGGAAACGGAAGGAAAGGTTAGGCCAATCAAGCGTGTTGTAAACACAACCGATAATAAAAAGTTTCTTACTACTGATCTAGCCCAGTCACTACGTGGAGGCAGGGTTACTGCTGTTGTTAAGCCTAATGTTTTGTATAGGGTAAACAAGATTAGAAAGTCTAAGGGTCTTAAGCCTATAAAGGATTTTAAGTTTCCATTTGAGGTAAGCCAACATTCGCTCCGTTCTTATGCTATACCTAAAGGAATTGAAAGAGGGGTGGGGATAAAAGAATTCGGCACTTTGCCTTTTTTTGGAAAAGGTAGAAAGGGCTTTATTAATATTTCTGACGGCAGTAACATCATTACGATTAGTGCTGACTCTGTACTAGAGGCTACTCAAACAGCAGTTGTGCCTGAACTTATTGGTGCTATGGCAAGTTATGAAGCCTTGGTAGAAGCAGGGCCAGAGAGAGGCTCTCGACTAGTCGCTTCTTACAATCTGTCTCCTGTTAGCAGGAAGGGAGACATACCGAAATACAATGAATTTGTAGACGCTGTGTTTGGCGAGACTGCACATCGTTATGGAATGTTTGGTACAGACAGGGAACGTTTACAAAAAGCCAGATCAGAATCTTTATCTGAAAACATAGGCAATAAAGCAATGTTTGAGATGTACGATGGATCTGTTGTTTCTGGCGTTATCTCTTATGTCAACGCTAACAGCGTAGGGATAAAGGTAGATGGAAAACTTACTGGGTTTGATGTTCTTAACTACCAAAGAGTTCAGGTAGTAAGGCCAGAGAAACCTATAGAAGTAAGAGAGGGCGCTCCTATTGAAGACATTGGTCGCCCAGATAGTATGCTTACTTACTATCCATTTAAAGAAGAGACAGTAGATGTAGAGCGTGTACCTGTGTTTGGAAGTGCTGTATCAGATGAGCAAACTATTGTAAGAGTGTATTACTCAAAGTTAAATAATACATATAGTGTTTCTGTTGATGGCACAAAAGACCTTGAGGGTGCTACTGCTGACCAAACCGCCGCTTTCCTAAACAACCTAGACAAAGTAACAGAAGGGGAATTCAAAGTACGCAAACTTCCCGAAGGATTAAAGAGAGAAGTTCGTAGAACTATACTAAGGAAAAAGGATGTTAAAGTTTCTGTTCCCCCTGATCCTCTTTCAGGAGTAGAGGTTCGTTATAAGTACAGCCCCGGAAAAGAGGAGGCTGAGTTAGGCATAACTACAATGCCTATTGCTGAACCAGAACTTTCCAAAAAGGTAAAAGATTTAAGGGCGAGTGGAAAATCGTTCAGTTCTATTGCTAAAAAGTTAGGCATAAGCATTGAAAAAGCACAATCTGTTTTTGAAGTAACGACAAGGGATGACTTGATCACACCGGAAATTGCGGAAAAATATGGTGCAGTCCTGTCTGATCCAGATGCCGCAAAGAAACTGGCTGATGATACTGAAACACAAAAGGCCGCTCAAGAAGTTGTAGATAAAGTAGCAGAGATGGAAGAAGCCAACAGGAAGAAACGAGAAGAGCAAGCCGCTCCTGTTGAAACTACACCTGCAACTACTAAAAACTTTACTCCCGAACAATTTTACAAAGGGCCTCCACTAAAGTCTGGGAAAGAAGCCTTTGATGTGCTAATCCAAGAAAGAGACAGGCGCAAGTCTGAGAGTCCTAGAAAACAATTTAGGATTGAGGTTGATTTAAATAGTCTCAACTCATTTGGGTTGCCTTCCATTAAAAAAATTCAACTTTTATACAGCCCAATCTTAAGAAGACAGCCCGGATTTAAAATTGTTCGGAGTGCGACAACAACCTTATATTCAGATGGTCGAAAGGTTTCTTTTGATTTTGTCAAAAAGATTGCGCCTGTTGAAGTTGTAACTGAACCTGATGCTCCTACTACAGAAGAAGCATTAATGGATGATCTCATTGATGAATCATTTGAAGAAGAAAGACAAACTACAGATGATGTTCCTACAGACCCTGAACAGGTAGTTGCTAAACCTATAACAGGTGATACTCCTTTTGTTAGAATGGATTTAGGACAAAGTTTTGAGGACAAGTATGGAGGCAAGTGGAAAGTAACAGAAAAGGTAAGTAACGTTGTTTACGTGCAGTTTACTGGAGGAAAAGCGCCAGACTTAAAGTTTCAAGCAATTGTACACGGCAAGAAGGACGTAACCAAATTCTCTAAGGGTATGACAATTGAGGTTGATCGAATGTCTACTCCTAACAACATGAGCGTACGCATAAGTTACGATAACTTTGAGACTGACTTTGAGAACTACTCAATAGTACGCCCCATTCCCGCAGATGGGCAAGGCTCCTTCAAGTACAACACTGGACTAACACCTAAGAGATTTAAAGAGGTGCTTGGCAGTACTGTTGGCAGGCTAAACTTGGAAAGGCTTATCAAGAGTGGCGAGGTAATCATAGTACAGAACCAACAGGATGTTCCCTTTAACTTGATTAACATGGGTGTTCATGCTGTTACTCGCAACGGAAAGACTTGGTTCATAACCAACAACATCAAGGAAAGCGAGATCACTGGGCTGTACCTGCATGAGATTGGTGTACACCTTGGCATGAAGCAGGTATACGGAGATGACTTCAACTCTATCCTTAACGAAGTAAAGAGCAGACGAAACAATCCAGAATGGGCTGACGCATTCGATGCCGCTACTATTTCAGCAAACCAGAAAACATTTGCTGATGATGTTGCAAGAGAAAACTATATTTCAGAAGAAGCCTTTGCATATTTTGTTGAGTCTAATGCTGAATACAAGAATTCTTTTTGGCAAATAATCTTTGACACTCTGAAGAGAGTAGCCGCAAGATTCCAGATGTACATTGGAAAGCCAGTGTCTGACGGACAACTGATTGCATTTGCAAGAGGTGCGGCACGTGGCATGTCACAAAGAAACAACCAACAAACTATTGACTCTGACGATGAGGAGTACTACTCCTTGGTGCAGGGCGCGGCTGATCGTATCCTTGAAACAGAAGGAGGAAGGAAACTGCATGATGCCGCAGAGAGAGCAGGCTACACTGAGAAGGCAGGCTCTGCATGGAGAGCAACAAAGAAGTTCTTTGATCCGTTTGCTAATCTACCATTTGCTAGAGACTTAAGAAAACTAAGATCACTACTGGCAGGTAAGATGGGTGAGATTGAGTCATTGGGTAGAGATATCCTCAAGGCATACGACAACCTGACGGAAGAACAAAACCAAGAACTGTTTGAGTTCTTTACAACTAAAGGCGCTACCTTTGCAGAAAACTCTACGGTGGACAAACAACTACAACAGGCTTCCATTGGATTAAAAAACAAGATAGAAGAAATCGCTACTGAAGCAGAGTTACGAGAGATGTTTCCAGAGGCAAGCAAGGAGCAACTTGCAGAACTTAGGGGAGCATATCTGCCAAGGGTTTATCTCACAAACATTCTATCCCATTCCACTGACATAGGAGGTAAGTTTAGAACTACTGGAAAACTTTGGACTATGCCAAGAAAAGAGTTTGATGAGTCTGTAAGGGAAATGATGGGAGAGATTAAAGATGTTAAGTATCTACTCTACAATGCACTCACAATGTCTCAACATGACATTGTAGTTATAGATTATCTTAAGCAGTTATCAGTTCGATCTGCTATCGAAGAGTCTGAGGCCCTGAAAAAACTTAAAGAGAACCTTAACCAGAAGATGGTTGACAGAGATAATGCAACCACTGATGAGCAAAAAACTGCACTTGATCAAGATATAAAAGATTTAAAAAAACAAATAAAAGATATGCCCAAGGATGAGAGGTCTGTAGCAGGGGATGTTCCTTGGGTAATGCCAATGCAATGGGTTGAAATTCCATTTATAAAAAAGGATGGCACAAAAGGAAAAAGGCTAACAACACTAGCAAGTTTGGAAAGACAAATAACTGCATTTAATAATCTAATTGCTCAAGGCAAATCAACAATGAAACCTGAAGCAATAGAGGCATTAAAAGAGAGGTCTGCTGAACTTGAGTTGGCTCGTAAGGAATTCTATGACAGCCTTGGTGTTCCTCTTGATCAGTTGGGTACAAACCAAGAAGGAGATGCCTCTAGCATTGCTAAGTATTATGATGACAACTATGACTTAAAAATGTTTAGGAGAATACCTAACATACCTGATAAGTACGGCTCTATGGCAGGGCTGTATGTTCGCAGGGAGATTTATGAAGACATCATAGGCAATGCAGACATGGTGAAAGGTGAGCAGAATCTTTTTCAGAGAATGCTACTTCCTTATGGTAAACATGCCAAGTTGGTAAGTGCGTTCAAGATTCTTAAGGTTCCTCTTAACCCTCCGACAGTAGTAAGAAACTTTGTATCTAACTTAGTGTTGATGCAGTTGATAGGAGGCGTTGCTTTCCATAGACAACCTGCATTATTGAGAGCGGCTATCAAAGAGATGAGAGGAGAAGACTCAGGCATGGTCTTTACTCACTCAAAGACAGGTAAAAAGTTTACTGCTTATGAACTCGCTCAAGAGCAGGGCGTATCAGGCACGACACTAACATCTGCTGAGTTAAAGAAGATGGAGATAGTGTTCCAATACATGGAGAAGGAAGGAGCATGGGGAATACTAACCGGAGGCCAGAAGATGTGGAACAAACTGGCAGAGTTTGGTGGTGACCTTTACCAGAACATAGAGATACTTGGTAAGGTTGCGGTTATCATGGACAAACTTAACAACGATACTCAGAGGGCAGAACTAAACGATATTCTTGCGAAAGAGAATTCAAAAATACTTACTATTGAAGACATAGCAGTTCAGGAAGCGAACAGGATTTTGTTTGACTACAGCGAGGTTAGCCCTACTATCAGAGGATTGAGATCATCCTTTCTTGGAGCGCCATTTATAACGTTCCAAGTTAAGGTGTTGCCTGAGTTGGTCAAGGTTCTGAATGATCCAAGCAAGTACCATAGGTTCATCCCATACATGATGTTGATTGGTAGCGCACAGGCATTGTTCGGTTCCTTTCCATTCGTGGAGGATGATTGGGATAAGATGGAAGAGTTACTGCCTGAGTTTACAAAGGACAACACGATGTTGTTCCTGCCTTGGAAGGATTCAGAAGGTAGATGGCAGGCTGTTGATATCTCTTACTTCTTCCCTTGGTCTTGGTATACCCAGATGGCAACTAAACTTGGACAGGGGGATGTCTCAAAAGCACTGATTGAGGGTGGCGTCATAGGCCCCGGTTGGCAATTGATGACAGCCATCACAACCAACAAAGACCCTTGGAGTGGTTACGATATTGTCAACGAGAACGATCCATTATCTGACAGAGTGTTTGACAAGATCAGTTACATGAACTCAATGATGCTACCTCCTTGGTTAACTCGTAATGGTCTAGTGTCTGTTTCCTCATTAGGTGAGGCCATGTACAGGCTTGATCCTAAAGAGATAGAAGGAAAGTTGTTCGACTTTGCTTTGGGTAGAACTAACAGATATGGAGACACTAAGGTTAGTTTTGGAAAACTTCTTGGTTCTTCTATAGGCCTTAACCCTTACGCAATATCTCCTGATGCACGTTCAGCACAGAACAGGAGATACAATTCTGAGATAAGAGGATTTAAGGCAGACATAACTTCTACCAGAAAGAACAGAAGTCTCGCGCCAGATCAAAAGAAGCGAAAGGTCAACGAGTTGAAGAGAAGGATTGATGAAGCAAGGGAGGAGAAAGCGGAGTTTAACAGGAAGACATCTGGTATAGAGAGAACGCTATGAGATTGGTTTGCGTAGAATGGCAAGATATTCTTGCGTCAGCAGGGTGGGAAAAAGAAGATGAGATAGAGCCGCAAACCTTTTGGACTGTCGGATACCTCATCGTTAAAGACTCAAAGGTGTTGAAGATTGCCAACACCAAGGATGTGGAGGACAACTACTTTGGTATCACTGCCTTCCCCATCGGTTGCGTGGTGTCCATTACTGATATTCCCTCAACAGTTTCCGCTGAGTAACGGCAACTATCTCGTCGTAGTAACCCTCACCATCTAGTTGGTTTAACATAATCACTCCTCTCCACCACTGATGCTCAGTGTCTCTGCACCAGTTCTCAGAGTACTTGGGGTGACTATAGCATCCGGCACTAAGACCGAATATTTTCTGGCCGTCAGGCCTCGTCTGTTCAGCGTGGTTGTACAAATGGGTGTGACCCTGTACAGCACTACAGTGCAGTTTGGAAACCAGTGTGAAGCCAAGGTGGACACTACTGATGGGCCTTCCAGATATGCCAGAGGTAAAGTAGTGGCTGAAGGATATCCCTGCTAAAGTCAGCACTGACTTGAATGGCGTAACCTTCCACCCATTCTTCTCGTAATGTAAATCACTAATATCAATTGTGCCATGTAACTCAGGAGCAGAGTTAGTCGCCCTGTTGATTCTGTCTTCATGGTTTCCAAGACACATGTGCATCTTAGGTTTGTACTGCTTTTCTTTGTTCTTTCTCTTCTGGGCGTTGTACGCCCTCAACGGTTCCATAAGTTTCTCTTGGGCTTCAATACAACTATTTATATCTTTCTTATAGCGTTTGCCTTCAAAGCCTTTGGTTCCCTTGTCATATGAAGATAGTGATGGCATGTCAGCAAAGTCACCCAGACATACTATGTACTCTGGCTTGTGAGCCACAATGAACTTACCCAGATGGGTAAACCTTTCATTGTCATAGTCTGGGTTGGCATGTGCATCAGGAATTATAAGAAGGTTCATAGTAGTTTAGCAATCTCCAATACTTTGTTGTACTGCTCCCTGTTGTTACTGACCTTGGCCCATGAGACACAGTTAAAGTCGCTACATAGTTGAGGACGTTCTTCATAGATTCCACACTTGTTGTCTACTAAGTGGGAGCATCTAATCTTGATGCCAGTCTTTGTTGCTTCAATGTGTTCATGCTTCTCTACTATTGCATGTAACCACTGCATCTGCCTTGGGTCTTTCCAACTAGGATTGATTTCAATCTCGCAACATAAAGCGCACTTGGTACACAGGCTCTCAGTTATGTCGCTCTCTTGTAGAGGCCAAGGGTCATTAGCCATTAGGTGTATAGTTCATCTATAGGACGCAATTTATCTTGAGTTAATGTATACCCCGGCCCATGCCCCAAGTCGTTTATATTTTTATCAGATAGTAATTCATCTTTTAAGGCAAACCCCCTTATGATATAATCTGGAAACACTCCTGTTACCAACAGGTAAACATCAACCTCTTCCGATCTTGTGTTTAACTTGGCAACTAATTTTCCAGTTTTGTACTTTGTTGTTTTTACATCTATCTTTATCCCTCTATACTTAATATCCCAACCAGAGTCAGGCTCAAGTATCAGGCTTGGGTATACATTTAATACTTTGCTTGCGGCTATTTCCCCGCCAATGCCCTCAAGATCAGTTTGTTCTGATGATTGTTTTCCTATCTGTTGATCCGGTCTGCCATTTTTTCTAGCCAGTTCGTACCTTTGCTTTGCTAAAGTTTCACATACAACCTGTTCACCGAAGTTTAGAGATACGTTCATTGTGTTTCACAGTTCACAAGCACCTCCTGTGCAGGCAAACTCCTGACTGCTAGTGGTAACGTCCTCTTCCTCAAGGATCAAGTCCCAGTCAATCTCCTTTGGTATCTGCTTGGCTCTCTCTTTGTACTCTGCTTCATCACAGTCCTCATAGGGAGCAGACTCATACGAGTGAGCCTCGTCTGCGCTAGGCAAGAATGAAACACCAGATACGATGTCAAAGTTTTTCCAAACCCATGCTCCTACCTCCATCCACTCATGCTCCTTAACGTAGATAGTGACTGACGGTTTGTGTTCGCACCAGTGTACAGTGAATCTCTTCCATATCTCAAGATGATCTAAGGCTGACAGGTCATGTCTAGTGAGAGACTTCTTAGGAGACTTCTGAGGGAACTCAAATACCCAAGCCTCTGCGTTGTAAGGGTCAGTGTGGTATGGCACTTTACAGTCAATCAGGGCCTGTGATAGAGGGTCTTTCTTGTCGTTGCGAACCCTGCGAATCAAGTGTGAATTGTAACGAGGGTGTATCCCTGATGCACTGTCCACAAGTTGACTGACCGTACCTGATGGCTTGACACAAGTGATAGCGGTACTCTCTGGGATGCCAAGTTTCTTAGCCCACTTCTTGTTGACACTTACAGCATGTGCCTTGAGAGATTCCAGATCATCTGCACTGGCATTCATTAAAGCGGGACAGTCCATGATCCCTGTCAGGCTAACGCCAAGCAGTCTCTCCTCTTCAGTGTTACGCTTCCATGCGGGAGAAAGATACCTGAAGTCAGTGAGAGTAGCCTGTAAAGTGCCAATGATAGTGGCGATCTCTACCTTGTTCTTGATGTCAGCAAGTGTGTCGCTCTCTCTGCATACAGCCTCCGATAGATTGCAGAACTGCTTTGGTCTTAGAATAATCTCAGAGCATGGGTTACAACCGAAGTCATGCTCACTGTCTCTGCGCTCTGGAACCATATGTTTTGCGGCTTCACGATTGAAGATGCCACGCTCTCCACTACGACTCTCATACAGGGCAGTCCACTCACGCAGGAACACGCCCATGTCAGGCTTCTCCGTGTAGCACACGCTGTTATTAGCCAAGGCCCTCTGTGGATTCTCAGCCCACCACTGACCAGACTTGGCATGACGCATACGATCATCAGTCAGATTTGATAGCGATATAGTGGCTGACCTACGCACACCACCTACTACCACTGACTCACCGATAAAGCACACCAGATCGTGACACTCTATGGAGTTTAGTTTCCTTCCGGCAGAGCCTTTAAACACGGCAACAAAATGCTTAAACAACTTATCCAGTGGCTCTGGGCCTGATGCCCTGCCCCCGAATGTCTTGAGCCTAGCCCCCGCAGGCCTGATCTTGGACACATCCCATGTTGGAATCTGCCCTGCATATAACAGACTGACCAGTTCCTTTAAAGCCTTGGCCCATCCAATCTTGCTGTCCCTTACAACAATAACTGAATCGCTACTGTGAAACTCATCTGCTACCTGTGGCAGTGCATTGATGTACTGTCTCTCTACTGAAAAACCAACCCCTGTACCACACATGAGAATGTACATGCATTCATCAAATGCTCTTGGGCTATCAATGGGAAGATAGGAACAGTTGTATCCTGCGACTGCATCTCTTTCTAATGCTTTGCCACTGGTCATTAAACATCTCATGCTAGGCATTACATCCATGCTAACAATGGCATCACGAACAAGATCAAGATTGGTAGAGGTTCTGTTCTGGAAGAAGTTTATGTAACGCTCGACTGTCTCCTCCCAAGTTTCTCTACGCTTCTGATCATCAAGATACTTGGCATACCTAGACTTGTGTATAAACTTTTGATACTCGTTCATAATGTGACAGGCCCCTCTTCTACTTCGATTTCTAACTTGGATATCTCAGACATTGGGATGATCCACTTGCTGTTATCGGCAAGACCTATCTCATACACGGTGATGTCCTTGAAGGAACTCTGAGATGACATGTCTCCTGCAAGTACCTCCTGTTGCCTGCCTGATTTCTTGGCCCAACATATTGACTCTATATCTATGATCACTGGAAAGTTCTGTAGGATCACAGTCCTTGTTCCCTGTGACCGTTTGAAAAACTTTACTTCTCTGTAAAATGACATTCAAGTTCCTCGTAATCTTCTTTCAGATTCTTTTTAATTGCGTACTCTATATACTCTTCAAGAGAGACTCCCCAAAAACTTTTGAACACATTGCTCCAGTTTTTTGAGGAGTCTTTTCTCGACTTACGGTAGCAGTACCTAGCAAATGAATACTTCATATGCTCTGCTAGGTCATAGTTTAACGAACTTACATTAGAAGGGAATGTCCTCTCCCTTCTCAACTACGTCAGCGGTGTGCTTATCTCCTCCTGCACCTCCTAGCATCTGCATTGTATACCCATTAATCTCAGTCACGTACCTCTTGATCCCCTCTTTGTCATCATATGAGCGGTTAGAGATTCTTCCCTCGACATAGATTTGTGATCCCTTGTTTACGTACTGCTTGATCACATCAGCAGTCTTCCCAAAGAACACAACTCTGTGCCAGTCGGTTGTCTTGTTGTCTCCATACCCACTGTTGGTTGCCAGTGAGAAAGACGCCACTGTGTCTCCCGATTTAGTCTCGCGGAACTCTGGCTCTTTGCCAACGTGACCCACTAATATCGCTTTGTTTACGCTTGCCATCTAGCATCGTACCTCTTGGTTAGTTTCCATAATTGTAAGGCCGCTTCAAACATACTAAACAACCTCTCTCTTTCTTCCCATTGGTACTCTACTACATAACCGGGAGAAGAAACCGATACAAAAAGGTTGAGGAGTTTCCTACCTCCACCTATCCCATGATTGTAAGCCGCCAGTTGTACTCCATAAGAGTCGTATAAATCAGGCTTCTTACCTTCATCCAAAACTTCCTTGGTCTTGAAGTCAACAACCCACTCATCAGAGTGTACATCTATCTTACCTCCGTACCCCATTGGGTGAGCGAATGACTTCTCCACCTTCCAGTCCTGATCGCCACAAACTTCTCTCATCTTTGCGAGGGTTTGCGTGACCATGTGTATTTCGTTTGGATTTTCTGACCCACAACTGCCAGTTAGTAGTTGTTGCTCAATCAGGTTGTGCATGTACGTCCCTCTCTCAGAAGACTTTATCGAATGCTCCTTGGACAATGCAAACACACGCTTCTTGAACTCTTTCTCATCCTCATCCCAGTACTGTTTAGATTCTAACATCGACTCAAACAACTGGTCTTGAAAGTATCTGTTCAGACCGGGAGAGGCAACCACATCTTTCCAAACGGTAGACACAGAAGGAACCCAGCCATACTTACGAGCGTCACGCAAAGTCGTTTTACGAATTTTGGGAGCGCCACTTACCAGAGATTGGTTTTCAATCTCGTACCTTGGGGTTCCCTCCTTGTCATACCAGTGGCTCATTTCCACTTACTCCAGTATGATTCTTGCGTAAGGTTCATCTCCTTGGCAAGTTGTTCTACGGCACGTTGTGCATCAATGCAGTCCTTGGCATACGCAGAACCTATCTCCATGACATCCCTTGTCACCTCTGCCGATAGGTTGATGACTTTGATAATTAGTTCTCTTTGCTTCTCACTAACTGCAACTTTGCTTGCGGGTTTCTTGGTTACTTTCTTCTCAGTCATTCTTAAATTCCTCTGATTCATCTTGACCATAAACACCATACTTGTATGCGCCTGACAGTTTGAGTACAGCACGTGACAATGCTCTCTTCTCTGCCATCTCTACGACATACAAGGTTGTGACATTACCCTCTCTCCCCTTGCCAAACAAGGCAGAGGCAAAGGTTTCAATGGTTGTGTCACCCTTAGTTGCAACTGCCTTCACAACTGCAAAGTCTTTTTGAGGAGGTACGCTCATCAGTTCAAACGATACCTTGATGTTGTTGGCATACTGTATCTTTTCTATGCCTGTTCTCGTAATGATAGGTATCTTCTTGCCGCCTCTCTCAAGAGTAAATATATCCTCCTTAACTTCTAAGGCGTTCTCTTTAACCAAGTCATTAAGGAAGTCTCGTTTACTTGTCATGCTCTTCCTCCCACTGTTGCCATTGGGCTACGGTCTGCTCGTACTCCTCTTGCGCTTCCATCTCCTGAATTTCTTCTTCAGTCATGTCATCCATATTCAATATGCTCCATTCGTACATCAAGTTGGTTTGCTAGTTGCTTGACCCTTTCGATCAAGCCAGACATCTCCTCGACATCAAGTTCAGAAGTACCACGTACTCTGGTTCTAGGTGTGCCGTCGAGTCCTGTGTATTCTACACTACCAAGATACTCCTGACTGACGTACTCCTTGATCTCTTCTACGCTGTGTCCTGTGCTTTCTGCCAAGGCCCTGAGTATAGCATGGAATAGATTGTTCTGCTCCACGCTACGACTGTTCTTATGCTCCCTGATTACTACTTCTTGGTTCTTGCCGTCTAGGTCTATGTCCTGTATTGCTCTAGTGCATCTTTCTCTGATGTCTTGTGATCGAATCACGTACCTCTTCACCTGATATCTCCTTGAAGATTTCCTTCATACCCACGGTTGCTCCCTCTATAAACAATCCTCTTAGCATCTCTTTGTAGGGGGCAATATCTGTGTGTACGAAAAGTAACTTGGGATATATTTCATCCTCAAAAATATTGTCTATTCTGTCTAGTGTCTCCACCGCTTTTTCTTCTATCAATTTAGTTTATCCATGAAGGTTATGTTCTTGACCTCAATTCTGTATGAAACATTGTTGCTTACGTATATGTTGTGGTCTAACTCTTGAGAAATTATAGTCCTCATAATCTCATCGTCCGGCTCGCCATCATGTTCGATTTCTATAGCGACTAGGACATCTTTAGTATGCCATTCTCCATCGCTCTCCCTATCATCTGCAACGTCCATCTGTACTGTGTCTCCTTGTCGTGTTCCAGAGAGTGGCAGTCCGAGTGACACTGCTGACAAACTGGTATGGTAAAATAGTCAGGAACTTTTCTGCCCATCCCTGCTCCTAGTGACTGGCTTCTGAGATGGTGAACCTGCACCGGATAAGTTCCACAGTGTATACATGAGTGTTCCGCTACCCACTGCATATACTTTTTACTTTTCATTGGTTGATTATAACATATAGATTTAGTATAATCCCATGTTCGTTTAATCTTTAGGGTAAATTATGAGCCTAAGAAGAATACTAAAGGCACTAGACCTTGACATTACAACGTCTGAGAAAATGATATTGATCCTTCTATCAGACAATGCTAATGATGAGACAGGTGAATGTTGGCCTTCTCAAAAATACCTTGCTGAAAGGGCGGGTATGTCAAGACAGAATGTTAACTTAATTATCAACAGGTTACGTGAAAAAGGACACATATCTTTTGAACACAGGAAAGGGGAGAAGGGCCAGACAAGTAACATTTATAAAATAAATACGGTGTCATCTCAGTTGACACCCCCTGTCAAGTCAGTTGACACGGAATCTGTAATAGAATCTTTACATATTGCTAACAACAGTATTTGGGATGTATGGGAGCAGTTGGCAGGCCCTAATTCAAGGGGTATCTTGGGGCAATTGATAAAGGCCAACGGAGAGAATGAGGTAGCCAAGGCGGTGGGGATTGTGCTGTTGAAAAGACCCGCTGATCCCAAGCAATACATCTACGGTATACTCAGAAACAACAAGCCCAGAAGAAAAGGATTCCAAGCATGAAAGACTATGCTGATTTTGGTATCAAGTTCACTGGCACTGGTGTTCAGATTGCAACCACTTGCCCCAAATGTAGCAAGGACAGGCGCAAGAAGAATGCCAAGTGTTTGTCTGTCAACACAGATGAGAAGATTTGGTTGTGCCATCACTGTGGTTGGAGTGGTAGCCTGTTATCGGGTACTGATGACAGCCTTGGTTTGCACTGGCGCAAGCCTGAGTTCAGAAAGCCAGAGCCTATACCCAAGAGCGATCTGCCAGAGGCTACGATTGAGTGGCTGAACAAGAGGGGCATATCGGAAGAGACAGCAATCGACTGTGGTATCGGCATGAAGAAGGTGTACATGCCTCAGTCTGAGGAAGAGAAGATGGCCCTCACGTTTCCCTACTACCGCAACGGTGATTTGGTTAACGTGAAGTATAGGTCAGGCTCCAAGGAGTTCAGGTCTGAGGTAAATGCGGAGCGCATACTGTATGGTCTTGACGATATAACAGATGAGGATGGTGTTGTTATCTTTGTCGAGGGAGAGATGGACAAACTATCTCTGTATGAGGCGGGGATGAAGCAGTGTGTCAGTGTGCCTGATGGTGCGCCATCCGTTGAGTCAAAGAACTACTCCTCTAAGTTTGAATTTCTCAACGAGTCACGCATCAACGGAGTGGAAAAGGGGAGAACGTACATCATAGCGGTAGACAACGATGCCCCCGGACAGAGACTGCAAGAGGAACTGGCGCGTAGGCTTGGCAAAGAGGTATGCAGTAGGGTGACATGGCCCGAAGACTGCAAGGATGCCAACGATGTACTGGTCAAGCATGGCAAGAAGGTGTTGGCTGAGTGCATCGAACATGCGGAGCCATACCCCATAGCGGGTACGTTCACAGCCAGTGATTTGTCTGACAAGTTGGGAGAGTTGTACGACAACGGATTAGAGAAGGGAACATCCACAGGGTGGGCATGTCTGGATAAGCACTACCTAGTCAGGCCGGGATGCTTCTCTGTTGTGACAGGCATACCATGCAGTGGCAAGTCCAACTGGATTGACTCCATGATGGTGAACATAGCCAAGAAGAATGGTTGGAGGTTCGCCATATTCTCTCCAGAGAATCAGCCATTGGAGGATCATATGTCCCGAATCATGGAGAAGTACATAGGCGCTCCGTTTAGGCAGGGATTCAACAGGCGCATGACCAAGGAAGAACTGAACTACGCCAAGGATTGGGTGAAGGAACACTTCCACTGGATACTGCCTGAGGATGATGCAGAGTGGACGCTTGAGAAGATACTGGATACAGCGAGGGGATTGGTCAGGAGGCATGGGATCAGGGGCTTGGTGATTGATCCGTGGAATGAGTTGGAGAGTGGGAGAGGTGGGTTTTCTGAGACAGAGTACATTGGCATGTGCTTGAAGAGGGCGAGACAGTTCGCCAGAAGGTACGGAATACACCTGTGGATCGTAGCCCACCCTGCCAAGATGTACCGTGACAAGGATGGAGGCTACCCAGTGCCTAGCCTGTGGGATATCTCAGGCTCCGCACACTGGAGGAACAAGTCAGATTCAGGGGTGGTGATATACCGTGACCTGTCAGACCCTGACTCCAAGTTGGTAGACATCCACATTCAGAAGCAGAGATTTAGACAGGACGGTGCTATGGGAATGGCATCACTTAGATATAACCCAATCGTAGGAGATTATTTTGAAACTAACTGATGATCAGGCAGAAGAAGTACGGATTGAGTTGAGGGAGAATGAGTTGGAAATTAAACAGATTGCTAAGATGTTTAAAGTATCTGTCCACACTGTTGCCTTAATAAACAGAGGGCTTAGACACTATGTTCCTAGATATAACTATCCTGTTCGTAAGATTAGTAACCAAAAAGATTTAAGGTACAAGGAGCCGGGGTATAGAAGTAAATTCTGGGATAATTACTACCCAGAATCACAATCAATTTTAGATGAGTAATGAGTGAGGGAGAGGAGATATTTCTTAGTCAGTGTGTAGCCTGTGGCCTCCCTGCCCCAGAGAGAGAGCATAAATTTCTGGAGCGGAGGAGGTTCAGGTTTGACTTTGCTTGGATCAACCTGATGTTAGGGGTTGAGATTGAGGGAGGGGTGTACTCTGGTGGTAGGCATACCAGAGGGGTGGGGTACAGTCGTGACCTAGAGAAGTACAACTTGGCGGCTATGCATGGGTGGACTGTGTATAGATTCACCACGCAGGATGTAAAGAGCGGTGTGGCTGTCGGGTTTATAACAATAATAATAAATAAAGAGGGATTGATTGATGGGTATAAGGATATCAGCGGAGGACTTATGCTCCCTGACTCCAACAACAGAACTAAACCAAAGACCAAGGGTAAGGTCTGAAGTCATATGCTACGTGTTGGCAGGGATATCGAAGGAAGCATCTAACTTTGTCAGGCTGAAGTACGCCAATGATGATAGCAACATGAGGCCAGTGGCCCATGAACTGGTGAGGCGTGTGAGGAAGAAAGCGCCCAAAATTTTGAGTGATGATGCGTTGTGGAAGTTGGCACTGATCGCAATACGAGAGGCGATATCAGACCATATGTGTGGCACGTGCAATGGGAAATCTTGGGTGAGTACGGGTATGAAGCAGATCGTGTGCTTCACATGCAAGGGGACAGGGAAGAGGAGCAAGAAGAGCAAGGACATAGCGGAGGATTTGGAGGTGTCGATTCAGTTTTACAACAAGTACTGCAAATATATTGTTGAAAGAAATATGTTGGGGATACTGTCTGCATACGAGGGGGAACTGCACAATGCCTTCAGAAAGAGGCTGTGAGAGGCCGTGTAATGGCGTGTATTGAACGATCTCTAGTGGACTGGTAGGGTGGTACTGGGTAGGGGATGTTGACCGTCACCGGCCTTACCCTGAGAGGGGGGGGTTGACACGTATGTTATAATATGTCTGTGGGAATATGGACAAAAAAAAGGGGGGCCGAAGCCCCCCTCAATGTTACATAAGTGAATCGAAGTATCTGAGTATTGCATCGTATACAGACTTAGGACATCTCTCTAAGTCCTCGACATCAACGCCGAGTTTCTCTGCTACGATGTACTCAAGGTCAGCAACGTAGTCTTGCTTGTCTACGTCAGATATGCCTTGGTAGGTATCAATCATCTTGAAACCTCCTCAAGAACATGTCACTGTGCTTAACCTTGTACTTTGATAAGGAACGAACTAGTACGTCTGTGTCGATGTTCATGTACCTGTTTAGCAGGTCAATGTACACTGACACAAACAACGTACCATGCGAGGGGCCTTCTGCAATATCTCTTGCAATGTGATGAGATATCTCATGCAGAATGATACCGCTCTTGCGACCCCAACCTAAAGGAAGTTCTATACGAGGTGGGTTGTACCTAGCCCACGCCCATACAGCATTTTTCCTGTAGGTCTGCACTGCCTTGACCTTAAGATTGTTTCGACGTTCAGCAAGAACCATGTCAACAAACTCTTGGACTTGGCTTAGTTCAGGGAGATCAAAGTTACGCTTGTTACTGCGTAAGCAATTGTACTCCCAATCGTACACCTTACTACGTTGAAAGTCTCTCATAACTGACTCCATTCAGAAAGATCAAACCATCTCAATTTATCTGGGGCTAACTCTAGGTATAGTCCCTGAGACTCCTTGGGTAGGTTTATCTTCCTGTGTGCAATCACCTTGCCGGACATGACCGCTCCGGTTCGGTTGCATTTGAGAGTTACTCTTGTTCCTTTCAATTACATACTCCTGTGTTTCTAATTTAGTTGCATCCTTTCCATACTTGCGTATGGATGTACGTGAAACCATGCGCCTCACACCTGATCTTTTGATTGGGTATGTGGGGCGTGGCTTCAATCTCTTATGGTTCATTCATTGGTTACTCCTAGTGTAGTCCACTTGTTACAATGTTAACATCACGATCCCAACATGCAAAGCAGTTTGACTCCTCGCATGATGAGAACCCCTTACCGTCTTCGACTGGGCATATATGACCAAGCGCCCTGTCTCTGTCGGTATGCACTAAGTGATGGGTGATCTGCTTACAATCATCGAACCCCTTCACTATGTCTCCATCAACCATGTAACCAGACATCTGGATTACTAGGTTATCTGGAACTATACCACCCTCGTCAAGGAACTGACGCACCGTGCGCTTCTCCTTGGTAACGAGCCAGTGCTGTATGTGCGGAGTACCATTACATACTTCAATGATATTCCGCAGATGTTGCACACTGTCGATGTCACCGCTGTCGAACCACCGGAACCTGTGCTTAACCTTGATAGAGATAAGCATGGTCATGGCTGTAACCCACATAGGATGATACAGTTTCTCGTATCGTTTCTGTTGGGCGTTCTTGACGTTGGGATAATTGTAGTTGCCTTTCATGGCATAGCACTCATGGCACACAGAGCCTTTGACTTCTCTCAGTTTGCTACCTACCTTGCAATGCTTGGCAGGTGTAGAGAAGGAACTCTCAGGCATCTTTGTAGTCTGTGACAGACCACCTGTGATCTCATTGAGTGCGCTAACTACTTGTTGTTTTGTTTGCATAAGATTCTCCGTTGTTAATAATTAACATATTAGATATCTGCCTCGCTCCTGATATCTTCAGCAGTTGAAATCAGATCATATAAACTGTGATTGATAGATTCAAGAGAGGACTTGTACTCCTCTATCCTATCCAGTGCATCACGAATGTCTGCGAAGTTATCAATGTCATCGAACATCAGGCACTTGCTAACCTCATCAGCGTGGTTGTCCCACTCCAACTGAGTCTCAATCTCGTGATTCTTGAGGTAACGACCAAGGGATTCCTCACTGATACCAAGTTGAGTGTGGCACTCTGATCCTGATGAAACAATCTTACCTTCAAGGTCAGCAACAGTCTTGATCTCGTTGGCTTCGATGAACTTGAACACAGCAATTAAAACACTAAGGATATTGTTATCCATTTTTTTCTCCGTTTAAAGTTGAGCAGTTCAGAAGCATACTCAGGCTATAGAAACTAACCGTTTACTTTTTGTTAGAAAGGTAAGGTATCATCTCACTCTCTGATAACTCCAGAGAGTTCTCTTTGTTAGACAACCAGAACACAGGCTCTAACTTAGTTTCCTTATCATCATTAGATACAGGCTCCAAAGTTATCTCGTTCAGTCTATACCAAGTGAGAACTCTCTCATGGTCATCAAAGAACTCATCGTCTACATAGACAGTGCCATGTCCTTCGATGTCCCAAGAGTCAGGCGAATAAGGATCGTATGATGGATGGGCCATTACTTGCTACCTCCGTATGACTCAGGCATCTGATCCTCGTTTGGATCAACGACATTCTTGGCTACGTTTGACCACATAATCCAACGTTCCAGTTGCCTCTTCAGGTCTTCCATAACGTAGTCATCAGAGATGACCAAGAGAGGAGGGCCGGGAGAATCGTTGTCGTAGATTGCTATGCCTTCGGAGGGCATGTCAGCAATGCGGGGTGCTACTACTAAGTCCATAGTTAATCTCCTATGTGTTGTGGTGTTGATTAGATAGTGATCTTATGATCAGCACTATACCAGACAATAACATCATCGTCTGTTTCCATCCAAGCCACAGCACCACAGGACAATGGCTTGTCAGGATTGTATACAAGTTCAACCTTACCGAGTGTCTCAACATAGAACGAACGGTAGTTTCTCTTGTAAGTTTTAACGGTGAATGGAGGACGTTCATCGTCCCAACTGGTTGCATGTTTCTTGTTCCATGCAATGTTGTGACGGTTAACGTGAATGCGTTTCTTCATTCTCATCTCCAATAGGAAACCACTTACCAAGTTTATTTTGGTATGTCTTGTAGTGGTAGACCACTTTGTGACCAGTATGAGGAAAGGATTTGAGTGACCAACACAGTCCGATACCATTGACAGCAGTAAGGCACTCTTTGATAAAAAAGTGAGCGCCTTCCAGACTATCGAAAGTTGCAGTTGTGTAGTCGCCTTCGGCATCTTGCGTAAGCATACCGAACTCTTTTCTTGCATCGTCGTTAACGATAATGATTGTC